AGGCTCGTCAGGACTGGTCTGAGGCTGGTTTCGAGCGTGAACTGTCCGACGAAATCGGCAAGCGTCTTGGTCGTACTGCTCGCGGCTTCTACGTTCCATCTGATATGTCTTGGTCAAAGCGTGATGTCATTTCTGGCACAGGCACAGGCACATCGAAGGGCGGCTACATGATCGGTACTGATCAGCGTGGCGACCTTTTCATTGATGCTCTCCGTGACACCATTGTCACTGCTGGCCTCGGTGCAACGATGCTGACTGGCCTTCAGGGCAATGTTGCGATTCCGAAACTTGCCACCAAGACGACTGTTGCGTTTGTTGCTGAAACATCTGCTCCAACTGAAGGTGCTCCTGTTTTCGGTCAGCTTACGATGTCGCCTAAGACTGTCGCTGGTTATGTTGATATTTCACGCCGGATGATCATCCAGTCCGACCCATCGGTTGAAATGGTTCTCCGTAATGACATCATCAACCAGATCGCAGCAAAAATTGATGACGTTGCTATCGAAGGCGGTAGTTCTAACGAGCCAACTGGTATCCTTGGCACAAGCGGCATTGGTGCAGTTGCAATCGGTACAAACGGTGGTGCTCCTACTTGGGCGATGGTTAACAACCTTCAGCGTGCTGTTGATATTGCCAACGCAAACACGGGTGCATTGTCCTACCTCACCAACCCGAAGGTTACCGCAAAACTCCGCACGACAGCCAAGCAGTCGTCTGGTGTTGAAGGCAACTTCATCCTCGGTGAGATGAACACGCTCCTCGGCTATGGCATTGCCTCGACGAACCTTGTGCCTTCCGATCTCACGAAGGGTACAACGTCTGGCACTTGCTCGGCACTGATCTATGGCAACTTCAACGAGTTGGTCATCGGAATGTGGAGCGGCATCGACATCGTTGTTGATACAGCATCGCTTTCGACGGCTGGTGGTCTGCGTCTCGCATTCTTCCAAGACGTTGATGTTGGTGTTCGTCATGCTGAGTCGTTCGCGGCTTGCAAAGACATCACCACTGTCTAATCGGTCTTACATCAAGAAGATTAGGGACGGTTCACACCGTCCCTTTTTTATTATTCTTCATCTGTTTCAATTTCAGTAACCCATTCAAGCATTACAAGACATTGTTCAATATCCCGTGCAGGATGTGTCAACCAATGTGGTTCGATCTCATCAAACCTGATTATTTCTGAAGTAGATAGATCACGCCTATGATAATCAAAGCATCCATCAAATGTATGGAGATCGTATTCTTCTGTTGAGTCTCTCTTTGACATCGCCCATTGATTTACACGTTGGATAAAATCAGCCTCATCCCAACAATACCAAATTTCTTGTGGGCCGCGATGAGGGCGGTCGATAATGATTAAGCCGTCTTTGCAAGGCGAGTTCTGATTGATTGTGTACTGTGTCATTGTCTTGTTTCCTTTTTTATTAGTTAAACAAAAACCAAGAGCGGTCATTCCAATCTACTATATGCGAATCATTCGATGGCTTGTCGATCCAACGAGTATATCCACTCTGTTCGATAGCATCCTCGTAATTGTTAAATTGCAATTTTGCTTCTTCTATTTTGTCGCTCGGAATGCGTAGAACAATGTATTCGTTTGCAAAACCTCGCGGCATAACTTGTAGGTATTTGCATTCGTTATATTCTGCATTTTGGCTTAATTCAAATAAAGTAGTAAACATTTTGTTTCTCCGTTTGTTTAAGGGTAGGTGGGGGCCGAAGCCCCCCTTTTTTTATATTCTGCAATTTGCTTCTTCAAAACCCTCGCAAACAATCTTTGCAGTTTTTGCTAGTTTTCCATTTTGGGAACCGGGGCAAGAACATACTAGCATAAGAAAATTGCCGCTAAGAAGAAGTGCTGGATGGCATTTTCCGTTTGCTCTAACTGTTACTTTTTTTTCTGGGTTAGTCATTTTGTATCTCCGTTTGCTTGTTTCGCTATAATCAAATTATACAGTTTCTCAGATCGTGTAAACAAAAAAATGATATTTTATAAAATTATTTTGATAATTTAATTCGGCAACTAAATTCGGCGACTTGGCGAGTTTCTCCGAATTATGTAATGTGCTATTGAAATCACTAGCAAATTAATTCGGAAACAAAATGATAGACATCCGACAGATCGAAAATTCAAGATCAGGACGCTCGGCTGCAATCCTCGGTGGTGGCCCGTCTCTCCTCAAAGACATCTATCGGTTGCCAGAGGATGTAGACCTGATCGGCATCAATCAACACGCTTTGCTATTGCCTTTAGATTTTGTCGTGTTCCTTGATGCAGCTATATGGGGACTGGTCAAAGACCATCCTTGTTTGAAAGTGTCCCACCACAAGATCGAGCATCCAAAAATGGTTTGGTCAGGTGTTTGTCCTGAGTATGGATTATCTGGTGCAGCGGCACTTTGGATTGCTGAATTTTTAGGATATAACGAGATCATGGTATGCGGCTTTGATTGCTATTCGCAGAAGCGTCGATATTGGCACTCACCTGTGAATGAAGATTTCAAAGCAAACGCATATCAGAATGATATACGAATTTGGGATTTGGTTCGCACTCATCTGAAATATCCAGAGCGGATCAAGTTTATGTCTGGGCCAATGATGGAGAAGTGGCAATGAAGATCGAAATGACATCGGCAACATTTGTTAAAGGTGATTTCTGTGATGCTGGCACAATCATTGAATTGAATGATCGAGAAGCACAGGATTTGATCAACATGGGACGTGCCAAGAAGGCGGCTATCGTTGAGGTAGATCAATCCTTGTCAGATCGCTCGATTGGCCTCAGTGACGCTCCTGAGTTTACGAAACGCAAAGGCAGAATGCCTAGAGGTGAATAATGGGTGTCGAGACTGAAGCTGATCGACTCTTTATGATCAATACGACAGATTTCGGCACGACTGCGACCTATACGCTTGTCGCTGGCGGTGTTTCATCTGTGGTCGGGATATTCGACAACGAGTATTTTGAATCGGATGCAAATACGAATGTCGGCTTTGTCTCTACGCAACCAAGGTTTGTCTGCACGTCAGCATCGCTTCCATCGACAGCAGGATATAATGACACTGTAGTTGTAAACTCAGCGACATATAAAGTTCGTGTTATTCAGGCAGATGGAACTGGCATGACAACATTGATTCTGGAGAAGCAATAATGTCTCATCTGAGAAAGCAGATCAGAGATCGTATCATTGCTAATGTGTCAAATTTGACCAGCACAGGATCGCGTGTTTACCAGACCAGATTATATCCAGTTGCATCAGTCTCGCTCCCGACATTGCTCGTCTACACGGTATCGGAAACATCTGAACCAGAAACAATGTCTCGACCAAGAAAAATCATTCGCCGGGTAGATTTCGCTCTTGAAGGCATGGTCAACGGAACAAGCGGATTAGACGATAGCTTGGATGCGATTGCTAAGGATGTTGAAGAAGCTATTCTGGCTGATCCTACTTGTAATGGTTTAGCAAAAGATACGGTTTTGACGGGAACAGAAATAGATTATAATGCGTCAGGCGAACAACCTGTTGGCTCGGTGAAGATGACGTTTCAGGTCACTTATCGAACAACTGAAACCGAATCTGAGTCACCAGCTTGAGGAGAAGATTAAATGGCTAATCATACAGGAAGTGAAGGCGTCATCCATTCTGGCACTAATGCAGTTGCAGAAGTGCGGTCGTGGACGCTTACGGAAACAGGCGACACCATCGAAGACAGCATCATGGGCGATTCATATCGCACTTTTAAGGCTGGCATGAAAAGTTGGACTGGTTCTGTCGTCGCATATTGGGACGAGACTGACACTACTGGTCAGGGAACTTTTACCATTGGTTCAAGCATCACCATCAAGTTCTATGCTGAAGGTGCGACTGCTGGCGATACCTACTACTACGGCTCGGCTCTTGTAACGAGTGTTGAACGGTCGGCTGCGTTCGATGGCATGGTTGAGGCTACATATTCGTTCCAAGGCACTGGTGCTTTGACAACTGGTACAGCATAAGGATTATTCAATATGGCAACTCATACAGGTTCTGAAGGTGTCGTTAAGATCGGCACGTTTACAATGGCAGAAACTCGGTCGTATACACTCACGGAAACCGGAGACACGATTGAGGATTCGGTCATGGGCGATTCCTACCGCACATTCAAAACTGGTATGAAAAGCTGGACGGGTTCGGTTGTTTGCTTCTGGGACGAAGCAGAATCAGCACAATCGGCATTAACTGTTGGTGCAAGCGTAACTCTGAATCTTTATCCAGAAGGCAACGCATCAACGGATAAATATTACACTGGAACGGTTCTGGTCACTAGCATCGAGCGATCTGCCGCATTTGACGGAATGGTCGAAGCTACATTTTCGTTCCAAGGTACAGGTACACTCACAGAATCAACGGTAGCATAAGGGAAATAAATGTCGAATATTCTTGAAAGAGCAAAAGCACATTTCAAAAATCAAACGGTTACAAGGATTGAAGTGCCTGAATGGGGTGAGAATGGAGTTCCGTTGATTATCTATTCAACGCCATTCACCTTAGCTGAGAAGGACAGGATTTTCAAAGGTTCGCAAGAACAGTCTTTGAAGGTTCTGGTTGATTGCATTATTCTGAAGGCGAAGGATGAGAAGGGTGATCCGATATTCACGCTCGAACATAAACGAGATTTGATGAATAGCGTTTCACCTGATGTTATCGTTCGCATTTCAAACGAGATGATTTCACAGCCAAACGTGGATGACCTCGTAAAAAACTAAAGACCGATCCCGATGCGTTTGCTGTGTACGCATTAGCGGATCGGTTACATAAAACGGCTGCTGAGATTTTGGAAATGGAAGTTTCCGAGTTCTTGGGTTGGATAGCTTATTTGACGATCATTTCGGAGAAAACAGATGGCAGTCGGAAATGAAACGATCAATTATCGGATCACAGCACAAGATCAGGCATCTCAGGTATTCCGCAATCTACAAGGAAACATGAGCAAAATTGCTAGTTTCGGAAGCACCTTGAATGGTGTTCTCGGAAAGCTAGGAATTGCACTTGGAGCAGTTCAAGTCGGTGCAATGTTCAAGCAAGTTGTTGATCAGGCCGATGCTCTGAATGATATGTCTCAAAAAACTGGGGTAGCGATTGAAACGCTTTCCCAGTTCTCAACTGCTGCTCAAAAATCTGGAACAAGTCTTGAAGCAGTTGGAAAGGGAATCAAGAATTTATCAATGCAGATGGTTCAAGCATCTGCTGGCAATAAAGATTCGATCAAGATTTTCAAGGCACTTGATATTGAGGTTACGAATATCGATGGCAGTCTGAGAAGTGCATCTGATATTATGATGGAAGTTGCTGACGTTTTTGGTTCATTGGAAGATGGAGCAACAAAATCAGCGATAGCTACTAAGTTATTCGGCAAAGCTGGAGTCGAAATGATTCCAATGCTGAATGAAGGTCGTCAAGCAATTTCCGATATGCAAGTTGTAATTGATGCACAATTTGCAAAAGCGGCTGACAAGTTCAACGATAAGTTAGTTGATATGGGAAATGGGATGAAATCCATTTTCGTTACGATTGGCCCTAGTTTATTCAAGTTCTTTGATGATTTATCAGGTGCATTCAAAAAAGTAGACTCAGATGGTTCTGCCGCAAATCTATTATTCAAGGCATTCCAAGATACATTAACAATCATTGTTGCAACAGCGGCAGGAGTTGTCGGCGTTCTGAATGCTTTGGGAGCATCGTTGACTGGTCTTGCAACTGCGGCTGGACAGGTCAGTGCTGGTGATTTTGCAGGAGCAATGGCAACTCTTGGAGACACAACCAGTAAAGTAGGAAATCAATTCGAACTAACAAAAAATCAAGTTACTGGATTTCTAGCTGAATTGAATGCTGTGAAAGCAATTACAGGAGCAGGAATTGAAACTGGAATCACTGGACGGAT